CCTCTTACGCGCCCTCGATACGAAACGGTATGAAATATCCGGGCTAAAACCAATACTATTCAAATAAGCTTGTACGGTTGTCGTAACTTGTTGAAAGCACGTTGTTTTTATGACAGCAACAGGCCTTAATTAAACAGTGTTGGGGTTAAAATACCTCCCGCACACCTGAATTGCAGGTGCGCCGTGGCGTTTGAGGAAGTGGCAGATTCGCTAATGCCTACGTTGGAACCGCTGCTTATGGAAACGGTGGTACGGTGGTACCCGTTGGGGTTGGTTTTGAGCAGGATGGTGGTATAATAGCCACTGTGGTTGATGGTACAAGTAGCCCAATAAGCAATCCCATAGAATTCGGGCATCCTGCTGACGTTGCTTTTGGCGGAAAAGAACTGAATCAGCGCCAGCAGCGGATATTGGATCAGCTTCCTGGGTACGGTTCACAAGCTGTTGTGAAAAAGCGGGACGTTTCAATGCTTGATTTATCGGCGCTGACAGCGAAAACAGGTGACGAGTTCGCTATGTTTACGCGTAAAGGTAAGAGACTGATAGTCCGTGGGAACGCAAAGCAAGTACCACTCTACGAAAATGACTTAAAGAAATTATTCAATGACGGTTATCGCTGGAGTGGTCACACGCATACAGGTTTTACAGGTGCCGATTTGATTGCTTCACAAGGGGACAAAGATACACTGGTCGTGTTTAAGGCAAGATAACAGTGTAATATATAACGCAATGGGAAAGCAGGGACTCATATATCCTAAAAAGGAAAAAACATGACGAATTGGAAAGAGCATAACGAATTTCAACAAGCGTTAAGAATACATTTGTCTAATCGTGGATTTACACTGAATGATGACGAAACATATCAGTCCGGAATTGATTGTGTTGGTGTATTCGTAGAGAATAAACTTGTATTGTCTGTTGGTTTACCGCCAGTTTCAAATTACGAGATTGAAGAGACTGAGCACACGTCCAAATATCTACGTCCACATATGGCGGTAGCGGTATAACCCGGTCATGCCGCGCCGGTCGCAGTTACGGCGGAGAAGGTGACGACGAATAAAAAAGGTGGGCATGAAAGAATTAATTAAAACAATTGACGGTTCCGATTGCAGGATATTTGCCATAAAAAACCATCAGCGTTTTTTTCTCGGAACAGCCGCGCCAACGGTTGAAATTTATCAAAACATTACAGAAGTGAAAATACTTGGAAGAACGTCAAGCCAGTATAAAACCTATGAATTTTCCGTAATCATATGTTCAAATCCGGAGATTGTCAGGGAAATCGAGTTTGAAGGTCTTAATCATTTTGAATTGAAGATGTTATTGAAGCGGAAGGACGATGTTTTCGTTCCTTTCGAGTTTGCCGGACTTACGGATTTTTCCATTGACGCGTTTGAAAAGTGGATTTTCAATGTAAATGATTATGAGCTTACGCAAAAACTCATATTGCTTTAGGCGAAGATATGGCGAAAGATGATTATTTCGTAATCGTATACCGTTTGTTGAAATACCTGTACGATTGCCTGAAAAAGAGTGAGAAGCCGAATGAGGTTTAGCTTGATTTTTCAGTTTTAGTTTGCTTAAATTCCAAAGTCTATTCAAAAACGGCGGCATAGCCGCAAAAACCGTTTCAGGCGATTCGGTTTTTCATCTCCAACAAGTCGCCCCTTCGTGCTTCGGGCGTAAAACCGAAAGCCCACTTCGCACATCGTTGGCGATATAACGAAAAAACAAGGGGCAATCTACATGACAAAGGAAGCTCTAAAAGCTCTCGGTCTATCCGAGGAGCAGGTAAACCATGTATGGGACGGCGTGTCGAAAAACTTTGTAACGTATGATCGTTTCAAAGAACTAAGCGCCGAAAAAAAGCATTTGGGCGAGCAGTTAAAAGAGCGCGACGAACAGCTTGAAACGCTGAAGACGGCGACGGGCGCGGTTGACGCTTTAAAGAAGCAAATATCCGATCTACAATCCGCAAATCAGCAAAAAGACAAGGAACACGCCGCCGAGATGAAGCGGCTTAAGCGTGAAGCGCTTGACGAGCGTCTTTTGTCTGAAGCGAAAGCCATTAACCCGCTTGCCGTAAAACCCTTTTTAACTCCGGCTTGTTACTCAGGGCGGCAAGCTGATTAACCTGCCATTCTGGAAACCGCTCACGGGCGAAGATGAAGTTCTTTCCGACACCACGCCGATGACGCCCGACAAAATTACAGCGGATAAAGATGTAGCGGCGCTTCTTATCCGTGGTAAGACGTGGAGCGCGAACGAACTTGCGGGCGCATTGGCGGGCAGTTCACCGATGAATGCGATTTCAACTCAAATCGCGGGCTGGTGGAGCCGTCAGGAACAAAAGATACTGCTTTCCATCCTGAATGGAATTTTCGGCGACGCGCTCAGTTCGCATGTCAACGATATTTCCGGAGGCGTGGGCGCCGCCGCGGTTATCAGCGCCGATGCCATTCTTGATACGAAACAGCTTTTGGGCGACGCGTCCGATCAGTTTTCCGCTTTGGCGATGCACAGCGCGGTTTTCACCAGGCTGCAAAAGCAAAACCTGATTACGTATATACCGAACGCGCGCGGCGAAGTGAATTTTCCCTCGTATCTGGGCTATCGGATAATCGTGGATGACGGCTGCCCTAACGACAGCGGCGTTTACTCCACATTCATGTTTGCAAACGGCTGTTTCGGGCGCGGCGACGGCATTCCCGTTGATTTAACCCCGGTCGAGACGGCGCGCGACCTTTTGCAAAGCGACGATTTTCTGGCAAACCGCCGCGCCCTGGTACTCCATCCCTTCGGCGTGAAGTTCACGAACACGAGCGTTGCCGGCGCAACTCCGGAAAACAGCGAACTTGCCACGGCGTCGAATTGGCAGCGCGTTTATGAACACAAGGCGATAGGCATAGCCATGTTGAAACATAAAATCGCGTAGAAAGGAACGAATCATGGGACTTACCGGATTTAACCGGATGCGCAGAATTCAGGCGGAGGAACGGGAAAAGCGCGAGCGGGAAGAAGCCGAAAGCGGCGCGAGCGCGAAACCCAAACCGGACGCCGGCAAGCCCGCGGTGAAAGCGCGGAAACCGGCGGATAAATAGCGAGGTGACGCGGATGCAGGAAGATGTTGTGGAGCGCCTGAAATCGTTTGGATGCGAGCTTGAGCCGGGCGATCAGACCGCGCTTTTGTTCGCGGTCGATAAAACGGTCGATACTATCAGAAACGAGTGCAATGTCGGCGAAATTCCGGACGGTCTGCGCCTGATTGCCGTTGACATTGCCTGCGGCGAGTTCCTGCTTGCCAAAAAGCGCAGCGGTCAATTGTCCGGGTTTGACGTGGAAAACGCGGTGAAGCAAATCAAATCGGGCGACACGACGGTTACTTACGCCATAGCGGACGGTCCGGCGGCTGTAGACGGTCTTATTGACTGGTTGATAAACGCCGGACGTTCGCAATTTGCCGCTTTCAGGCGGTTTGCATGGTAAATCACAAAAAAGCCCTGATGATGCTTTGGCGCGATACGTTTTCCGTTACGGAGTATCGGGAAAAGGCGCAACCGAACGGCGCAACGGGCTTTGAAGAGGCGGTTGTTCTTGAAGACCAGCCGTGCAAATTGTCTTTTTCCGCATTGAAAGCCGTCTATCAAAACGAAGAGGCAGCGGCGATTGTTCAATCCGCAAAGCTGTTTTGCGATAACGCGATTGAAATAAAAGCGGGTTCAAAGATAAGCGTCATGCGCGACGGACGCGTCTTTGAATACAGTCAGAGCGGCGAACCGGGCATTTTTGCAAATCATCAGGAAATCGCGCTTACTCCTTTCGCGGTATGGGCATAATGCCCGGCATAAGAGGCAGGGTAAATCTAAACGACCTGAAGAAATTTCAGGCGTCGTTGAAAAAACTGAACGCAAAGCGCCGCGGGGCGTGGACTGAAGCCGCCGTCAAGGAACTGGCTTCGCGCCTGCTGGCCGCGACGTTGAAACGAACGCCCGTCGGTCAATA